TCTGCTAACTTTTCTGGGAAGGGTGCTGGATGTGGATTACGCATATCTGGATTTATATGCCATACATCTGTTCTGTATTCTTCTGGCATTTGTTCTTTATACACATTAGGTTTACCTTTACAGAACCAATATATGCGTTCTGTGGTATTGAATAGATATCTTTTGTCCATTGCTGTGGTATTCTTTCGCCACCATATGATTTCCTGATAGAACTGAGCATCTATATCTGTTAGCCATTCCATTGGATGATAACCTTTTCTGTCCCAGTTGCGTATTTTGTGATTATAGAATATACTACCGCCTGGCTTTAGGATTCTGTAGCATTCGTTTAATACTGCTATCTGCCATTGTCTGTATTCTGTTTCTGGCATATCGTCACCATAAACATCATAATCCACATTACTGCCTTTCCAGATGTTTTCTGATGTTTTAACACCGCCTCTGAGTCCTTTCTTGTTGTATGGTGGGCTTGTGATTACGCAATCGTGACTATCGTCTTTGAGCTGTTTTAAGAATGTTAAACAATCGCTGTGTATAATCATTGTTTTTTCTAGATATATATTTTGTCTTGGCCTTTTTTGTTTTTGTTTTGACCCAATTGTTGTTTAAGGTTTTCTTCGATATCACACTCTGGTAGTCCATATTGTTTTGCTTGTTCATACATTATAGGTGATATGTTAAAACACACATGCCCAGATTTTTGTATATGTTTAACACATTTATTCCATAATGGCATAAAGAAATCTACATAGAAGGATTCCTTTGTTTTCCAGGGTGTCATATGTTCATATATTTCCATATTTACATAGGGTGGTGATGTTAAAACAAAATCATAATCTATATCAGCATAATTGTATTGTAAACAATCTCCCCATAGCATTTTACATCTGTCTGTTTCCAAATGAGCAATCATATTGTCATATGCTGGTTTCATTGATATGTTTGTGTCTATACCAGTATATTCTATACCTTGAGCCCAAGCACCCAGTAGTCTGCCTCCCCATCCTGCTGTGGGATCTAATACTTTAGTAGCACCGTATTTGTTATAGATATATCTTGCTGTTGATGCCTTAAACATAACTATACTGCCTTTGTTTATTCTAAAGCATTCCCACACATTACTGGCTTCACTGGGACCTTTGCGATTTCTTACTTCAGTGTCTGCTAATAATTTTGCCCAAGCATCTTTGTCAGCATATATGTCATATATTGTTTCACCATTTTCTCTGCGACATCGCATTAGGTTTTTGAATTGAAAGTGATACAAGAACGGATTACCATGGAAGGTGTTGGGATTGTTTCCAAAACCATTTGTGATTAATTTTCTGAGATCAGCGTCTAATTCTGCTGTAGTTAGACATTTATGATTTTCTATTGCTTCTATTGTTAATTTCATTGTTCTTCAAAGAACTCTTCTGGTAGTTTGTTGCCTGACAAATCTGTTTTGTGTTTCCAAGCATTTATGCGTGTGTTAGCAATCTCCACATAGTGTTCATCTAACTCACAGCCTGTAAAATCACAGCCTAACTCCACTGCCGCCATGCCTGTTGATCCTGAGCCTGTGAAAGGATCTAATACTGAACCACCCTGAGGTGTGACTAACTTGATGAGATATCTCATCAGGGCTACTGGCTTAACGGTAGGGTGGTTGTTTCCTAATGTTGCTTTGTTGTGTCCATAATCACTAATGTTGTTGCTAAAGAAATCTCCTGGGATACCGCGCTCAACTAAACCGGGATCTTTTTGTTTCTTATTGTTGCCTGTTCTTTGTTTTTCCACTCTTGCTTCATATCTTTCACCACACTTGCCATTTTCATCTTGTTCATACATACCACTTGGATTTGTGGGGATATGATCCAGTGTCTTCTTGCCCATATCTTTGTTGTGTTCTAATATCTTGTGTTTCAATCTTTGTAAATTTGTGCCTATGCTTGGATCCCATAGAGGATGATTCTTCACATCACCTTGACTATAGTTTGCTAAAGGATCTGGTGGTGCTTCAAACCCTGTATGTCTTTCAGCACGGCTTACTTTGGGACAATAGAAGAACTTTTGATAGCCTTCAACTTCACCTAACACATTAGAGGGGAATCTACCTTGTAGTTGTTCTAAATCAGTTGTATCTGTTTGCGGTATGTTAGTATATTCTTCGCCTGTTTTATTAGCAAAACTACCAAACACACTTGTCTTTTGATTTATTGTATTATGCTCTCTTGTGCTGGTTCTTATTCTTTCTTTGCGGAATGCTTCAATATTGTCTGTTTCAATCCTGGTGGCATCTATGTTAAGTGCTCCAACACCGTGAGTTAACACATTGTCTATGGTGCTACCCTTAAACGGTTTGCGTGCCATCACAATTGGTTCATGTGCTGGTTTGAGTGCTGTTTTCCAACCTTCCCATTGCTGTGCTTCTGGTGAGGTAGGAATTACTTCATTATTTTTTCCCATAACCATTGTTATTTCATTATCAGTTAAGATATCTGATTGTTTGCTGGCCCATTTATGTGGTTTTGTTTCTTCAACGCCTAGGCGTCTTTGTATGCTTTTGCCTATGTCTTGTGCTTTGGGGAATCCTGACGCATATAACCACATAAGTTGATCACGGATTTCAAATCCCACACCTTCTATGTTTGTTGCTAAATTGTGATAAGTTCTTGCCGCACTAAATGCTAACAAATAACCGCCGGGCTTTAATACTCTAAAACATTCTTCCCAAGTCTCTATTGCTCCAGTGTTCTTATCCCACTCTTTGGCTAAGAATTCTATACCATATGGTGGGTCTGTGACTATTGCGTCAAAGTGATTGTCTGGATAAGTCTTCAGTATATCTATGTTGTTGCCGTGGTGTATGGTGTGTGTCATATTAGTTCCTTGGTAAGTGTTGCCAACTGATGTTTCTGTGTATGTGTTCTATTGCGGTCACACTGCAATTCAGTATTTCTGCCAATCGTTTTTGTGTTATTTTGTGATGTTGTTCAATAACCCATAACACCTGTTTTTCTGTGAGGGTGGCATTTGGGTTGTCTTCACCAATCATTCTTGGTGGTTTCACATATCTGCCTTTATTGATACAATCTTGAATGTTGTCTTTCACCGTTCCCAATTTGAGATGTTGTGGGTTAACACATTTTCTATAACTTATATCATTTACTGGATAATTTTGATCACAATCGTGTAGCACACAATATTCATTTACTTCATCTATGTTGAATTTACCACTTATGATAGCACTGAATCTGTGTGCCAATATGAATCTAACTTTTTTGGTTTCACTATGTCTATACCACCAGTTAACATAGCCATTGTTTTGAACATTGCCCTTTAAGTATATACAGCCATTATCCAAGTATTCCAATCTATCATTGAATTTCTGTATATAAAATGTGTCTATATCTTTGAGATAATGCGGTTTGCCCTTTACGCCGGGTTTTTTGCAGTTCTTAATCTTAGCCATCAATTAAATGTTAAGGTTTCTGATTTTTTGCTGTTTCTTTTGGTGGGTATTTCTGATCCATAACTGATCATTATACAGATCACTGCCAATGGAGTAAACCATGGTGAAATGTATCCTAAGAACATTGCCCACATTAGGCTTAATGCTACCAATGTGAATGTGTTTATTCTGCCAACTGCTGGCAGTTTTTCTGTGGGGTCTGAAATTCTCATATCTATATATCCTTTTGTTGTTTGTTAAAGGAGTTGCCTCACTGAAATGCTGATCCTATCTTGATGTGTTGTTGTTTTCCAGATTCTCAACACACAATCAACACCAGTGAGGTCTTACACTCACGAAATTGTTAATCATTTTGTTTTCCTGGAGTTGTTGTCCATGGGAGCATCTTATCTTCTTCATTTTCTTGGACACCATTGTCACTCATGCCCAACCAGTTTTTGGATAACCAGATCATCATTACTCTGTCTCCATTCATTGCTGTTTCAAGCATTTTCTGTCTCAACTTTCGCTTAGTAGTTTGTCGTGCTTTTGTAAACAAATCCGCGAAATTGTTGCGTAATGTGGTTTCTGGAACTCCATAGTAATCTGAAAAGTCTTTCCATGTGCTGAACAAACAAGCCATATGATAAAACTCTTCTTCTGGGATTACTGTTTTGTTTTCTCCTCTGCCAACCACACGACCAACTACAGTTTTTTCACCGTATTTGATGCGAGTTACTTTATAAGGAGTTTTTGTTTCTTCTGTCATATTGTGCCCAGTATATTTGCTATATCTGTAAGTCCAAGACTGCCATAGTCTTGTGGTTGCTATAGTTATTTATCTAAATTGACATCTTTGCACTTGTTTTCTGTATTGTAAATTGTAATATTTGATGTTTTTAGGCTCAATATCATACCATTTGCCCAATACATATGCTTTATTCACCAATTCAGGTTTGCTCATAGTGGTGAGATCTACAATAAATTGTGTTTCTGAGTCAGTGAGAGGTATATCATTGAACCATTTGCCCCTCACATATCTGAACAGACTAACTGTGGGATATTTGGGTGCATTTTTCAACAAATCATAAGTTTTGCTCAGTTCATTGAAGTCTGCGTCACTAATATTCATTATAACTACTTATAATAGTAGTTATTTTTTGGGTGGTTTTGACTTGCTGTAGTAGTCTTTGAGCTTTTCCATATACATGATGTATTCAAATTCCTCTATGAGCTCTTGTAATTGTAGATCTGATTCTCTAGAGATTTTTTTGGGTGGTTTAGTAGAAAACTTCATATACATATTTACTCAAAATATGCATTATAGTTGCCATATGAGTCTGGTCTATCATCTATGACTTCTTCTATGCCCAACACGAATTTTAAATATCCATATTCTTTTTTGCTGAGCCATTTGATATAGCACAATTGATTGTGTTTATTTCTGTGATGTTTACAACATAATGCTGGCATTCCGTCAGCATTGCACCAACTTAGATTGATAACCACATCACAATGTTTGTGTATATTATAAATGCGTTCTTCCATTTTTTAATTATAACATCTTTATAAATCTCAGTCAAGACAAAAGGCAATAACCTTTAAAGGCTATCACCTCAAATATATTCAAGTAATCCAACTGAACTTCGTTCAGTTGAAATTGCATTATCTCCTACTTCATTTCATTCAGTAGAGATCTAAATGCAATTTGATAATTTCTTTTTTTTAATCGAAACAGCTCAGTTGAACCTGATGTCAATAATGATTGTTTGATGGAATTTCCCAAGATTTGTGAAGGGGTTGACTTCAGATAATGAAGTCAAGTGAGTGCTAAGATATATTTTTTTTCAAAAAAAATATATTTAACACCCCATATTCCATGTGTAATACAAACAGTCAGTCAGTGTGAAACACCGTCCCATCCGCTCAGGGGTCAGAGTCTACTATCAACATTTAAGGGGTGGAGTTGCCTATCATCACCCACCAGTATTACACAACTGGCTGCCGGTCCTCAACAAATGTAACACAGCACATAGTAGCATGCTGTATTACTGCTCACAGAGTTCTTTCCATCTACATTACGCTCTGTGCTATCTTTTGCGGCTTTTATGCCTAAGTCAATTTTTTAAGTGGTTTCTCCACCATGTTTACGCGATAATCTTTTTTCACGCAAAATATAATCTTTTTGTTTTTGAGCATAGTATTTTACCATGCTTTGAATTCTTCTCAGTGTTTTTTCTGGTAAAACACCTTTGTGTATAACCCATTGTTTGCAAAACTTTTGTAATACTTTTTGGTCATGCTGATTAATCAAATGACAATATGCTGTTTTTTTAGCACCAATATATGTTTTGCAATTATCATAATGCACATAGTCCACACACAAACCTGCTTTTTTGAAATAACGGTCTGTGATAATAGTATCACGCTGTTCCAATCGCATTATGCTGTATTGTTTGTGCTGTTTTTGTTGTGCCATAATGTATTTTTAATTATCACCTTCTATCATTTCATTGCCAATTTCACGGAGAATATGATTGATATTTTCTAAATCCCAGTATAATTTCTGTTTTTCTTCTAGATTATAGAAGTTTTGATCCAGTTCTGCCATTTGTGGTGTGACCACATCTTGTGGATACACATAGAAGTTTGCTATGTAGTCCAATTGTTGATATGCATCTCTGAGAGCATCATACAATATGCTGTGCTGTTGCTTGTATTTTTTTAATTTTGATCTGTTTATGTGTATTACTTTACTCATTGTGTTCTTCTATGTATTTGTTGATGTCTATCACATCATTTTGTTGTTCTAATAGGTTGCCCAGTTCGTGTATTTCTTTGATCACATCAAATACAGCACAATGGTCGTGATTGTCTTTGAGCCATCGTTTTGATATTTGAAAACTATTGTCAGCACTGATCACCATTGTGGGTTTGCCGCATCTATAATCACTGAGTTCTTCTTTGATAGTCCATAATCCTTTGAGATTTTCTTTGAGTTTTAACACATACCCATCTTGTAGTTCTCTGATTATCTTGCTCCATTTACCGTTATTGATAAATGTGTCCATTACGAATGTTGTTGCTGTGGTTAGACTGTATTTTTTGTCCACTGAATGGTTGTCTAATACCACAAAGTGTATCTGCACATAATCACCTGAATCCACTATGCTTTCATTAGGGTCGTGATGTTTCACAGCATACAGATTGTATCTGTCTGTGTCGAACTTTAGATGTTCGGCTATTTTTTTGCGAGTTTTTTTGTCAGTTTTTTGCATAATCTCTCCATTTATTACCGCTGAGCTCCATCCTTTCGGATCGGTAATATTGTTATGCTATTATTTATCTTTTTTTGTATTTTTTTAGAAAAATTGTGAAAAATAAACCCACACAAGGTGGGTTTATTCGGGAATTTAGTGAGATGTTATGCTTTTAGCATTATGACAATGTTTTTGGCAAACATTAGGTCCTAAATCTAACTTTGGAGCTCATATTTCCTTGGAAAGATCATTAAGAGATTAAATCAAAATGGCAATCTTGATTTGTATATAGAAAGAATATACGAAGTATATTCCTTTACATAACATCTCATTATTATTTATCAGTTTTGTGTATTTTTTAGGTGATTATTGAACACACAATATTAGGTGTATTTGGTGTATTTGGTGCGTTAGAAAGGTATATTCTTTTAGATTGTGCTGGTGTATATAGCCAACCCAATGCTGATCAATGTGGTAAAACTCATACCCATTATCCACCAAATGCGATTGTCCAATCTATCCAATCTATTAGTGAAATAATGTCTTTGATCTTTGACTTCTGATTCTATACGATGAATACAATCATGTATGTGAGTCAAATGATTTTCTTTGATCACTTTGATTTCTTGAGCAAGCTCTTGGGTTGTGATCCTCTTAGCCATTTTGAGTTGCTTCTCTTGCTTGTTGCGCAATCACTTCCAATTCTGCTAATGCTTTATCAAGTTCTGCTTTTTGTTCTTCTGTTAATATTATATCACTCATCTGTATATCCTATCTTTTTTCTTAAATCTGTTAATAGTGCTCTGTCTTGCACTATGACCACTGGAACTTCAGTGTTTTGGTCACCTTCACTGGGATGACTCCAGAATGCTATCAACTCTGGGTATTTTGCTTCTATTTGTTCTGTTATGTTATACAGATAATCTATATCTGTGTCCATATCATATTCAAACATTGCCGCTTCATGTAATTTACTGCCTCTAAATGCGGCTGTGAATGACATTTCACAACCTTTATTACATTTCACATACAATATCTTGTCTGTCATATATGCTCTCAAACTCCAAGGGCATATGTGCTTTATGCTCTCAAAGTATGATAACCAATCTACTTCTTTTTTGAACCTCTGTTCTTTTTTTTCTTTTTCATAGTGTGTTTTGCCATTATTTTCTCCTTTTGTTACTGCCCTTATAGCCAGCGGCATATGCGGCTTTACCTTGTGCTTCTGCTTGTGCTTTTGTTTTGTAAACTTTGCCACTTTTTCCCCAACGGTATCCGCCTTTTGTTTTCATCACTGGCATCTGTTACTCCTTATACAATTACCGTGTTATTATCTATTGTTACCCAATTAGTTCCATCGAAATATACGAATTTATTAATAGATTGACCCCATACCATATCACCATTAGCGGGACTAGCAAATGCTAGAATTTGAGCATTAGTATAGCCTGGCCCAAGACTTAAATATTTAAAATTAACAATATTATTTGAATGTATATTATTAGCACTAATATTTCCTTGTGCTGTAATAGAAGTATTTGCAACAACATTTCCTGCTAATATATGACCTGTTGTGTTAATAGCCTCTACATTACTATTAGCAGTGAATAGTTTTAAATTACCTGTTATTAGAGTATTTGATAATATACTTACATCCTTATGAGTGGATTTGATGGCAGCACCGTAATCTAATGCCAAATAATGCGTAACTACAACATCTCCATTACTGACATTATATCCACCACCAGGTCGGCTAACATTATATTCATATCCTGTATCAAAAAATCCATCTGCAAGACGGACATATCCGCCTGGAGCTTCCAGGCGGATATTTCCGTTTGATGTTATACCTTCGTCTACAAATAATGTTGTTGATACATTTCCTTTTTTCATGTATGTTTCACCATTACTACCAAATTTAACATGAGGAAATGTAGATACATTACCGGGTGCTGCTCTGAAATGAATTTCTAAATTTGCAGCATCACTAGGATCAGCATTTGCTGTAATATCCCATGATTTGCTAAAACTTCCAGTTGGTGATGGTAAATTAAATCTTATTGTAGCATTACCTAAAGAATTATAAAACATAGAACCACCGCCACCTACCGGTCCAGGTAGGTTGGTGGTATTACCTGAAATAGGTTGTATACTTAATAATGAGCCTGTTCTATTAGCACTATCTTCATAACTTACATCAAGAAATCTGTGGCGATCATGCGTTGCGCCTGGATATCTTGTCCAAACGGTGCTGTTAGACAAATCAGCATAATCTGGTGTAGGAGCAAGACTAATTCTACCATCTGCTTTTGCGGCAATGGTCACATTACCACCTTTTGTGGTAAAGTTTGTTTGCTGATTAGCACCAAAATCAGTATTAGCATTATTTCTCATATAACCCAAGTTTGTGCCTGGGTCTGGAGTTGTTGTGATGTGCATATAAGTGTTTGCAACATAACCTATATTAGCATTACCTACATCAACTGTGATAGCCGCTGGTGGATTATAATAATCAATACCTTGATAACCTGTGCCATCTGTTTGTGCTGGAGCAAAAGCAATCTTACCTACAACTTCACCTGCCGCTAATTTAAATGTAGATTGATTAGTGTTACTCTTTTTACCTCTAAATGCTTTGAACAACAACTGATTTGCTTTGACTTGTGGTAAATCCAATGTTAAATTACCAGTAGCACCTAAACTTGCCCAAGTAGGATATATGCTTAAATTATCAAAATTACCTGTATAGTTGTTGAGAATAAATCTTGGAGCAGGAGCACCATTACCAGTGTATGTTTCACCATCATTTTCTAATATAACACCCAATGTGCTTGAGTCACTTACTGAACTCCTACTACTACCTGGATCAGGTGTTGTGCTTGCACCAACTAATAATCCTCTTTTGAATCTTGTGGCACTTTCATCTGAACCCACAAAGTCTGATATATTTTTTGTGCCAACACTGGTCATTGTGACAGAAGTGGTATTACCATAACTGACAGCATCAAATGTGGTATTGCTTAATGTTTCTGGTTGATCAAATGTGCTTAATGCACCATATATACCTCTGAATTCATTATTACTGCCAACACCCACATTGCCTTGATATTTCAATAAAACATTAGATCCACTGGTTTGTGCCATTGCTGGTTGTAGTATAAGTGTTCTAGGTGTTTGACTGATAAGTGCTGGGTTACTGAATGTGATTGTTGATCCACTCATTCCTGTTACATATGTGTTTGCTGGAAAGGCAGTTGTATAACCTGCTGATGTTAGATCATATACTCTCCAACCTTTGTCTTGTCCATATAGTCCTGCGGTGGCATTTGATATACCGTTATATTCAATATCAAAGAAAAATGGAGCAAACGGATAATCTAAATTTGATGCTGTTGTGGTAAATGCCGCTTCAACATTTGCTAGAAATGCCGCACCAACATTAGCAGTCATAACTACATCTGTTGCTCCACCATATGTTATTTGACTAAAATTTGGTCCTCTTAAGGCTGCCATTTGAAGACCAAACGGTGCAAAACCATTACTTGCTAAATCAAGTGCTGTTGCTGTGTTTGAATTTGCTGTTAATGCAACTGATATCAACATTGAGGGTTGTTTTGTGCCAGTATCAAAATCTGCTGGCAGTGTGGCTGTTGATAAACTATAACCAGTTGTGGTAATATCTACAATTCTACTTTCTGTGCTGTCAACCTTTTTGTTAAATTCAATACCACCTTCACCATACAATGTGAATGCTGTGTCAGTTTCTGAATCTATTTTGTTAACATCTACCAATGCGTTGCTGAGGCTAAACACATTGCCAGTTGTATCAAAGTTAGTGTCTGGTGTGACACTTCTGGTCATATTGTTAGTGTCACCTAAGAATATATTACCTTCATCAAGATTGCTTTCATCGTGTGGTGATTCAATGTTAACTATACCACCACCTGTGTTACTGCTTTCTGTGACTATGCCCAAGAACTGAATAATGTTTGCTTCACCTGTGGGATGACTATTAGTGTATCCACCGCCTGGTGCTACATATATTTCATCACCTGCGGCAAATGAACTAGTATCAACACCACTGATTCTGCCTGAAATGATTGCTCTACCTTCTGTGTCATTGGCTAAGTCTGTTGCCAACACACCAATACAAGGCATAGTTGCGGCATTTGAAGCATCACAAGCATCAACCCATAACACATCTGCTGTGACATTACCTGTTGCAAAAACTGGTGTGCCTTTTGCTAATAATCCGCCTGATTTGTTGATTACTTTTTCTTCTACAGTTTCTGCTCTTACTGATGTTAAGTCTGAACCATCACCATCAAATGCTGTGGCAAACACTGTGCCACCCACATATAAATTACCATCAATGTTTGCGTTTGATGTGACATTTCCTGTCACAACCATATCAACTACAGTGATGTTTGTTAAATTTGCTGTTGTTCCGTCAATGTTACCAACAAACCATGATCCTTCAACATTTGCTGTTGTTGTGATGTTTGCAGTTGAAACTATTGGAACTGAAATATTATCTAAACTGTCTACAAAAGCCGCATTGGCTCTTGCATTTGTGAAATATAAATTTGTGCTACCTTCTGTTAAATTATCAGTAGTATTATTACCAATTGCTATATTTGCTTGTGCTTGAATTTCAGAATTTGTTACAGATATACTATTATCTGCACCAAATGTTATACCATAAGCACCTGTAACATTCGCTTGTATAGCGGTATTTACTCTAGCATCAGTATAATATAAATTGGTGCCTTCTGCTAAATCTGTTGTGCTTTTAGGCATATTGTATGTGGTTGTGCCATCAAAGAATTCCCAATCATCATCTGTTTCATTCCATTTGATGTGAGCATTTGTTAAACTGATGTTGCCACTTCTATCCACATATATAAAAGCATCTCTTGGTGTAGCATTACCATAGTTTAATGTTATGCTGTTGTCATTTACCAATAAATCTTCTACATTTACATAGTCAATATTGCCTTGAACTTCTAAATTGCCTATAATAGTGCTATCACCTGTGATATATAATGGACCACCATTAATATTACCACTTGCTGTGATAGTGTTTATATTCAATAAATTGCCTGTATAAGCACCTATAGTGGTATTACCTCTGTCAGTTGTCCAATATAAATTATCACCCTCTGTGATATCAGTTGTAGTTAAACTTTGACTGAGTGTGAGTGTGCCATTAGCATCATCATATGTATAACTCAAATTGCCACTTGTTTGCATCAAATTGGCTACTCTGTCATCTACTTTTTCTGCGTTAAAATCTAACCCAGCATCAATTACATAAGCATTAACTCTGGCATTTGTGTAATATAAATTAGTTCCTTCACTTAGATCACTTGTGCTGAATGCACTCATATCAACTGCTACATTATCAGCATTTACGGTTATGCCAGTGCCAGCACCTACATTGAGAGTTACATCTCCTGTGGTTCCTCCACCTGTTAAACCTGAACCTGCTGTTACTCCAGTGATATCGCCAGTTAGGTCAGCACTGATAGTGACTATGTTGTTAGCATCATCTGGAGTTATTGTGATATTAGAACCACCTACCAGTGTATTTCCTATTGTGTCTCTAACTCGCTCGTTTGTGTAATATAGATTTACACCTTCTGTCACATTTGATGTTGATCTTGAGGCTAACCAGTTGTCTTTGTCGCCATCTGTATCACCAGTGTATGAAAATACTCCATTAGCACTGCTGTATGTTAAATCACCTGTTCCTGCTAGTTTTTGTGTGCTGAACGCACTTCTGATAACACTTAATTCTGTTTGATTACTTTCACCAACTATGATATTTGAAGTTGTGTTTGTGACTGTTACCACATTTGATGTGGAATTCACTATCACATTTGGTGTTGATGTTGTTACTATAATATTAGCCATTTATTACTCCTATAATGCGATAAATCCGACTTCATCTCTCGGATTGCCAGGAGTTACATCTGGTTCATATCTCTCTATAATAGCCCATCTATGGCTGTCTGTTACATTTGCTGTGGTGTTAGTCCACTTAAAAGAGGCTATGGTCAATGCTACATTTGTTCTAGCATCTGGTATTAAATTACCTGTATATCTCTGTTTAGGTATTGTTAATTTGATTATGCCACTGGTATTAGCACTGGTATCTATGAAGGCGTTAGCATCAATTTCTGCGTTAGCAAAATAACCAACTATGGTTGATTCTGTGAAATTGGGTTCACCTGTATTACGATCGTAGGTCATACTATCTACTACAAGTGTTTGATAATCTGCTTCAAAGGTGTAATCTGCTACATTGCCTTGAAAGTCATAAGTGAATTCTTTTTGTGAGCTGGGGAACATTTCGATACATTTAACCTGATCTGCCCCGGATAAATATTGGGATACTGTAAGTAGCCTTCCTGACATAATTTTTCGCCTCCTATAGGAACTTGCTATACACTGAGGTGTTATAGCCTTTTTAATTTATTGTATTTATCGTATTATTCAGAATCTGGTAGTGTAAAGCCATGTTCTTGAGCATATTGGTCAATTTGATAACCAACACCATTCACAACTATCACTCTGGGATTAGGGCCCATATAATTGCCCTCATCATCATATAATTCTAAAATTAAACCTTTTAAACTTATTTCTGACATATCTATATACCTTTATGCTGGTGGTATGGGCCAACCACTAAAATTATCAAAATCTATATCTCTAAGTGCTTGTCTATATGTGGCCCATTGTGCTTTTGCTTCAGCACTTAGAGGTGAATCTTCTGCTTGTGTCCAATCTGTGGCAAATAATTTTTGATTTCTTTGTGCTCTAAGTTGTGGCACAGGATCAAAAGGCACTGGTATTTTTGCTACAACCACTGGTGGATCTTGATTAATATCCACTTTATATAAATCTACATTTGGCACATATCCTATTTCACTTTCTGTCTTACAAGTCATTTTGAATCGATTAGGATTGCGTTTGCAGTTGTTTTCTGCCGCGGCATGATTTCTATATGCTCTTACACTATAGATATGTCCTGTTTCTCTGTTGTAAAATACAAATCTATGATGCATTATGGTCTTAAACTCCTATATTGATCTGCCTTAAATGTTCTCAGTGTATCACCTTTATATTTTAATCCTCTTTGACCACCTGAATTAAGATTTAGAGTGCTGTTAGCCATGGGTTGAACGGTGACATTGGTAGGATAATATGCCATACCACTTGGCGGTGATATATTAGCCGCCGCATATGCCGCATTAGCCGCCACTTGTCCTTGTGCCGGTGATATTGTGGCTTTAAAATCGTTTTTCAATGTGGGTGGTATTGCTGTGCTGAAATCATTTGTGAGAACATCACCTTGTTGCACATCAAATATGGTATTACCAGTGGGCACCAATGTGTTAGCATCAACTTCTTCATATGCTACGGTATCTCGCTGAAAGAAACTTAGACTTGCACCAGTATTTGATAATCCACCTACAGGAGTCATACTGGCTAATGAAGTATAATCACCATAGTCAATAGCACCTAAATCTGCTGTCACACTGGGCACAACTTGACTGCCTGGTTGTCCCATTGCAGTAGCATTAGCATTGTCAATTGTGACCGTATCACCTGCTGTGAGCGTCACATTATTGTTTGTCTGCACTTGTGTATTTGAATTTACTGCTGTAACCACCGTGTTTGCTGGTATTCCTGAACCACTTAATTCGCTATCTACAATAAAATCTGTATCATTTGGAGTGGTAAAATCTATAATATTAGATGTGGTTGTGTTTGCCACGGTATCTGTAAATGATC